AGGTGGGGGTAATACTAGACCCCACCTCCAGGGACTTATTCAAGTCCAACAGGTTAAGGGCTAAACCCTAAACCCTAAACATGTGAACCCTAAAGGGGGGGCTAAACCCTAAACCCTAAACATGTGAACCCTAAAGGTACTCTTTTTAGTATTAAACCCTAAACGCTAAACCTCCAACTAAGAACTTCTCGGTGGTTTAACCCTAAAAGGACACTGATACGTCCGGCAGGACGCCTGACTGCATTATTCAAAACTCATCCGCAAAAACATCATTAACTACATCGGAAGCGACCCAGGTGATGCCGCGATTCTTTAACCTTCGCAGCTTCTTCAAAAGTTTTTGAAACTTAGCATGCAAGTCAGCATTATATTCATATATTTCACCATCTTGTTGATAATAAGGATTTTCGTTAAATGCAAAATACGAATGACGCGCAGAATAAATAATCTGCCGTACATCGCGAATAAATTCCGCTGTACGTATAGGCCTAATAGACCCAACAAAGTTTAAAAACTTTGTGAACATACTTCTAAAAGTACTGCCATGTCTAAAATGTGCACGTCGCTGGGGAGTACGATACACCATCTTATTACAAAGGACTAATATTAGTCACGTCCCAGCGATCAGCTGAAAGCTTGGATCTGTCCGGAGGGTAGTTGGCAAACACAACAACGTGCGGCTGCGCAAGCGAAAATGCCTTCGAATCGTACTTGCCAGAGATAATGTAACCGTTCTTAAGTTGCTCCATTAACTCGTATACCACTGAAACTGAGCCTTCTTCGCTTGAACGGGCAAGGTCGAAAATGTAGACATCCGAGATGTTCTTGCTTATGATGTGGGCCAGATCGGCCTTCTTCGCGATCTGAAGCACGACAGCGGAGCGTGTGATTCTTAGATAAGAGGACATCCACGTTTTGCCAACATTGCCAGTTGTCTCGTACATCCAGATAACTGACCGGTCTGGCTGCTGGTTCAACTTCTGGTCCAAAGCGAGCTGCCATGGTCTCAATGTCACCGATTGGTATTGAGCCGTCAGCTTCGCCATCATAGCCTGTTCATCACGCAGGTGAATGCATTCCTTAAAGAACTGAGAGCAACGAGAGGCCTCGGTAAAATGATTCTGAATGAGATCGGTCCAGGACGCACCAGCATCAATAGCAGCCTTGACGGCTTCAAGATCCATCCTGGCACCCTGGCCAGGACCCTGGTTGCGAGCAGAAATTTCACTGCACTCGCCCTGTTCCCAGTTGGGACAGTCAGGGACTTTAGACTTCTCCTTGTCGATGTAGTCAATGTTATCCTGACTGGAACCCATACAGAGTTGTACATCCCAGCCAGGTACGTTGAGGAAGAAGATGATATCATCCTTGGTGACAGCAAAATTCAACTGTATGTAGCTGTGTATATGGCGCGTGCCTGTAGTAGGAGCAAGTTCTTGGCACCCGTAGTTGTACACGATCTTAGTCTTCCGGTTCAACTTGGCACCCAAAAATGTCTTAGTACGCGCGAGCTGCTCGTCCGTATAGTTATTCAGTGTCAGCAGGAAATGCTTACTCTTCGGAGACGGCATACTGGCAGCGAGTCCAAGGGCGCCCGGTGGTTGGCCCCCCTACTCACGAATGGATCCGCGAGGGGCAATTATTTAGGAATTATACTGCAGTATATATGTTATTTTTTTATTTTTTTTAAAAAACTGGATTATGGGTATATATTTATGTAATATAGAATGTGTTTATGTAATATAGAATGTGTTTATGTAATTAGACTATAGTTATGTATTCCAGGCAGTAGTACGATTGTACACCGGTAAAGGAGCAGCCTTAAAAGGCTGAATAGAACAGTACGTGCTAATGAATCGCCGATCTTTATGACTAATAGCATTAGCAGCATTCATTAACTTAACACGTTCGTACGCAAACAAGTACGTGGAGCCACCAGGAACCATAGGTCCTGATACCTTGCGATCGCTACTCTCATCAACAGTCTGAGCACCATTGGACGCATACGTGACTTTCACAGAAAATTCCTGCTGAATTACACGCTTAAACAAATCGGCGAAAGCTCCACTGTATGAAAACGTCAAATTCTGAGTAGCAGAAGCACCGGGCTGGAGCCCGAAAGTAGAACGGGAGCCAAGATTCTTAAAAACGACAGGACCCTGCGGGGTCCGTTCGAAAGGGTTAAACCAAACCCCTGCAGAATTCTTCAGTGTAGAGAGATCGTTAAAACCCTGAGCTTGGTTAACAACAGCAAGATCTGCAATATCGTATCCAAGATCCGTTGCAGCAATCAAGACAGAATCGCGAACCTTGATACCAAGATTCCGCATTTTAAACTTAGTAAATTGAAGAGGAACCTTATCAATTATGTTCTTAGCATACGAACCACCAGTGGTGCCGGTGCCGTCCCCAGACGAGGTCGACCAGTTAGTAATCTGATACTTCGTATCAATCAAAAGAGACAATGAAGCAGCCGCCAAGTTACTCTCGCGAAACTTCACAGATATGTTGTCCGTAGATACAGGATCCTGCGTAACGATCTCGTACGCAGAAGGATAAAATCCCCTAATAGCCCAATAGTACAACATATCAGCCAACTCATCCGTAAGCTCATACAGAGTTTTCATCTTATACGGAGAGGTGGGCACATAAGTGTTGCTGACTGGCATATACAACTTCGTCTTCTCAGCACGAGCAGAAGAATGACTCCAAGACAATCCAGGCTCGGTAATGGTGACACCAGAGGTATCATTACCGTCTGCGGCAGAATCAGTTCTACTAAAAAAGAACTGAATGCCAAAACAACGCCTGGTAGTCATATCCCAATATCCGGCTAATGAAGCTGCTTCGGAATGAGTGTTCCAAGACGGAAATTTAACTCCGTTCTTGCCAAGCGTATCACGAATAAAACTACCAGCAACAGCCAAGCACACCGTACGATAACCACCAGTATCTTGCACAGCAAAATACCCACGGTTATTATCAGTTGCTTCACGAGTACTATCAGATCCCTGATCTTCAAATTTCATCTTCGTTACTCGTTGATCCGACATCTTAGCGTGCACTGCGCGCACCTTAGCAGTCGTAGTCTTCAGCGCAGTACCCTTCCGGGTACTCGATTTCGAAACCATCTTGCGCTTCTTCAAAACGCCCTTCTTCTTAGAAGAAGTGCGTTTCTTGTAACCGCCGTAAACAGACATACCGCCTTTAGCCAGTGCTTTCAGCCCTGACATGCTCACATACGGAAATCGCTTCGCTCTTTTCCTCTGAGCATACCTGCCGCGCGGGGCTCTGCCCCGCTTGCCCGTGGCTCCCCACATCGGCATCTTTTACGTTAGCACAGCACGTAGATTTGATGTAGATAAGGACGCGTGCGTTCATGCGCACGCAATAATGCTCGCTACGCTCGCAAAGGGATTCTTTCTAGGCAAGCCGAAAGAATCCCGAGGTGGGGGTAATACTAGACCCCACCTCCAGGGACTTA